TGTCAGCAGCTTACTGGGCAGATAGGGTCAAGTGGTGAGTAGACAAAAGAAATCTAAATCAAGAGTCAATGAAGCAGGTAATTACACAAAGCCTACTATGCGAAAAAGACTATTCAATCAAATTAAAGCTGGCAGTAAGGGCGGTAAGCCGGGTCAATGGTCAGCGAGAAAAGCTCAAATGCTAGCGAAACGCTATAAAGAAAAAGGTGGTGGATATAAATGAAAAAGCAACTTAAACCAGTTCCTGAAGGGAACAAAGGATTATCTAAGCTTCCTACAGATGTAAGAAACAATATGGGATATATGAAGTCAGGCGGAAAGACTGCATCTTCTAAAGGAGTAAAAGCTCCTGATGGATTTCATTGGATGAAAAAAGAAGGCGGTGGATATAATCTCATGAAACATGAAGGTAAGTTTAAAGCACACAAAGGTGCAACTTTAGTAGCTAAGTTTGATATACAAGATAAACATAAAGCATAATGCCTTTAAAAAAATCGCAAAGGTCTTTAAAAAACTGGACTAAGCAAAAGTGGAGAACTAAGTCAGGTAAGCCATCATCTAAAACTGGTGAACGCTATTTACCTGAAAAGGCTATCAAAGCTTTATCTTCTGCAGAATATGCAGCTACAACTAGAGCCAAAAGAAAAGGAACAAAGAAAGGCAAGCAGTTTGTAAAACAGCCAAAGAACATTGCAAAGAAAACAGCGAGGTACAGATGACAATAGCTAGAACTAATATGCAACAGCAGATTGAAAAGTCTGGTAAAAAAAAACAAAAAATCATAACCCACGAAAAGCGAGGAGACATAACAGTAATAAGAATTAGATATGGCGACTAGCGGAACTAACACATTCAACTTAGACATAACTGAAATCATGGAGGAAGCATTTGACCTCTGCGGTTTAGATTTAAGGTCGGGTGGAGATTACAATACAGCTAAAAGAGCTTTAGATTTAATATTTCTTGAATGGCAAAACAAGGGATTGAATCTTTGGAAAGTAGAGCAAGGTAGCATGACTCTTACTGCTGGTGCTAATTTATATGATGCAGATGCTGCAGCATTAGAAATAGTTGATGTTGTTTTGAGAACTGATGCTGGAGACCAAGATGAACAGTTTGACCAAAGATTAACAAGAATAAGTAGAACTGAATATAACCACCAAGCAAAAAAACTTTTACAGTCAAAGCCTACTCAATATTATGTAGACAAAGGTTTGACTCTTAAGATTGGAGTATGGGCAACACCTGACTCTGCACAAACATATACTTTGATATATGACTACATAAAGAAAATTGAAGATGTTGGAACTAACGCTAGCTTAACAACAGATGTGCCAGCTAGATATTTACCATGTTTAACTTATGCTTTGGCATTTAACATTGCTTGTAAGAACGAACAATCTCAAGCTAGAGTTCCTATGATTAAAGCAAGATACGATGAATTATGGAAAGAAGTTTCTGAAGCAGATAGAGAAAGAGCTTCAGTCAAATTTGTTCCAAATATGAACAGCTACTAAGTATGGCATATGCAGTAGGCAAAAAAGCTTTAGGTATCTGCGATAGATGTGGATTTTCTTATAAGCTTTCTGAACTTAAGTATGAGGTTCAAGACCAAAAGAGAACTGGTAGCAGAGTCTGTACATCTTGTTTAGACCCTGACCATCCGCAGTTTCGTTTAGGAGAGGTAAATACCTCAGATGCAATAGGACTTTTTAATCCAAGACCTGATACAAAAAGAAAAGATTTTGCATCTTATTATGGATTTAATCCTGTAAATAGCACAGGAATAGTTTTAAAAGGGCAGATTGGTAAAGTAAAAATAACTAATACTGTTTCAGAAGGTGGCGGTGCTGGAGCAGGTACTGTTAGTTCTACAGTTTCAATATCTACCAATGTAGCAAATGCTTTATTAGGTACTCCTAATATTGTGACTAATTCTTCTATAACTTCAGTATCAGGCTTAGTGTCTGCAGGTATAGCGGGTACTGTCAATGTAGTAGCAGGAAATACTTTTGCAGTCACAGTAGCATCTTATGGCGGTGGAAATAGATTCTATATAGATGGAGTTGTTTATCCGACATTGAATTTGACAGAAGGACAAACATATACATTCGACCAATCCGATGCTAGCAACTCTGGACATCCATTAAGATTTTCTACTACTTCTAATGGTACGCATGGAGGAGGCACAGAATATACAGTAGGAGTCACTACCAATGGAACTCCCGGAAATGCAGGAGCTTATACAAGAATTACAGTTGCTATAAACGCACCAACACTTTATTACTATTGTACTAATCATTCAGGCATGGGTGGTCAGGCTAATACACCATAAAAATATGACATATACTGAATTACAAAATTTAATACAAAGTTATTTAGAAAATTCTGAAACTACTTTTGTAGGAGATTTGCCTCAAATAATTAAACAAGCAGAAGAGAGAATACTCAAGTCTGTAAAACTACCTGTGTTTAGAAAAAATGTTTCAGGTGTTTTTACTTCAGGTAATCAATTTTTATCTACACCTTCTGACTTTTTAGATAACTTTTCTTTAGCTGTTATCTCTAATAATAGTATGGACTTCTTGTATTTTAGAGATGTAAACTTTATTAGAGAGGCATATCCAAATACAACAACACAGGGTATTCCAAAAAATTATGCACTATACGATGATAATTCCTTTATTGTTGGTCCTGTTCCTGACCAGAATTATTCAGTTGAATTACACTACTTTTACCGCCCTACCTCAATAACTGCAGGAGCAGGTAGTGGTACTACATGGTTATCAACAAATGCTTCAAATGCTTTGTTATATGGCTGTCTAATAGAAGCTTATGTTTATATGAAAGGTAATCAAGAGATGCAGGCTGAATACGAAAAAAGATATTTTCAAGCTATATCTAGATTACAAAATCTTGGCGAAGCAGATAATACTATTGATACATATAGCAATGGCACATTTAGGAGAGAAAGAACATAATGATAAGTGTAGATTCAAAACCAGAATTAGGTTCTGTAAATGTTGTAGCGACAGAAAACAAAGGATTAAGTCCTGAATATTGGACTGAAAGAATACTTGAAAGATTAATTTCTATTAGTGATAGTGCAGACCCAATGGTTAAAGCACAAGCTGATGCTTTTAGAAATAGTATTGCTCAAGTTATTTTAATATACATGAGACAAGCTATAGCTTCTGACAGAAGCACAGTAGCAGGTCTTTTAGAAAAACAAGGTCATAAAGATATGGCTGATATTATAAGGAGGCTGTAATGGCAATATCTCAAGCGATGTGTACATCATTTAAAAAAGAACTTTTAGAAGGCGTACATAATTTTAAAAACTCAGGTGGCAGTACATTTAACCTAGCTCTATATACAAGTAGTGCTTCTTTAGATGCAGCTACTACTGCATACACTACAAGTAATGAAGTATCTGGTTCAGGCTATACTGCTAAAGGTGGAGCTTTAACTAGGGTAGACCCAACTACATCTGGTACTACTGCATTTACTGACTTTGCAGATTTAACTTTTAGTAGTTCAACTATTACTGCTAATGGTGCATTGATATTTAATGATAGTGCATCAGGCGACCCTGCAGTTGCAGTATTAGCTTTTGGTGGAGATAAGACTTCTACTAATGGAGACTTCACAATTCAATTTCCAACAGCAGACGCTTCAAACGCAATTATTAGAATAGCTTAATGGCATTTGTACTTAACGATAGAGTTAAGGAAACAACAACCACAACAGGCACAGGCACAGTAAATTTAGCAGGTGCTGAGACAGGTTTTGAATCCTTTGTAGCAGGTATTGGAGATTCTAATACTTGTTATTATGCTATCGTTCATCAAACTGCAGATGAGTTTGAAGTTGGATTAGGAACAGTCACCGATGCAACTCCAGATACTTTGGCGAGAACTACAATTATAAGTAGTTCTAACTCTGACTCTGCTGTAAATTTTTCCGCAGGAACTAAAGATGTATTTTGTACATTACCTGCAAGTAAAGCTTTAGCTATACCCACTTCTGGAGATATGGCTGTTGATGTTCCGGGAGCTATTATTTTAGATGCAGATGATAATGGAAATGTAAGTTTTAAAGATGGGGGAACTAGGTATGGCTACATAGAAAAATCAAGTAATGATATGGTCATTCAATCTACCATAAGTGATGGAGCTATGAGATTAAGGGGTAGTGATGGTGGTTCTACTATAGATGCCTTAGTTTTTGATATGTCAATAAATGGAGCAGCAACTTTTAGTGATACAGTTTCTTTAAAATTTCTTAATAATACTTGGATAAATTCTGCTGATGGAGCAAATAGATTTTATTTTACAGCAAGTAGTGGCTCAACTTATATAAGAATTAATAACTATGTTTATATGCAGGATGGTTCTTCTGGGTCAAATAGATTTTCTCTTGATGGTAGTGGTAATTTAGTTGTTGCAGGAAATGTCACAGCTTATGGCTCTCCTTCTGATATAAGACTAAAAGAAAATGTAGAAGTGATAGATAATGCTTTAGATAAAGTAAAAAAATTAAAAGGTATTACTTACGATTTAAAATCTGATAGTAATAGATTAACAGGACTTATAGCACAAGATTTAGAAAAAGTTTTACCAGAAGCTGTTTATACAGAAAAAGATTTAGAAACAGAAGAAGAACATTTAGCTATTCGTTATGGCAACACAGTAGGTTTATTAGTAGAAGCTATTAAAGAATTAGAAGCCAGAGTAAAAGAATTAGAAGATAAATGATAGTAAAAGATAATGCTTTAAAACTAGATTTTAATTTAGCAAAATCTAAAGCATATCAAACAATGCCTATGTATAACTATTGGAAAGGTTGGTGGTCAGAAAATCCTAGAAATCCAGTTGAAGAAGTTATAAAACTTTTATGGCAAGATTTAATAGACCCAAATGATTATCTTGAAGGAGGCTTTGAATATTGGTCAAGAGTATTTCAAGATATGGGTTCTTTAGAGTGGCATCAAGATACTTGTGAATCACACTATATAAATGATGATTACTTAATAGCAGACAAAAGTTTAGTTTATTATGTAGAAGTAAGTCATGATTTATGTGGTGGAGTTATGGAAATAGCACCCTACGATGAAAGATTAAACTTAGAGGCACAATGTAAAAATGCTTTAAATATTGATACCGAAAGTATAGAAAGAATAAAACCTAAACAAAATAGATTTGTATTAATGGACTCAGCACAAATGCACAGAGTGACTCGAATACATAAAGGAATAAGAAAAAATTTAGCTACAAGTATATGGAAACAAACACCTAAACTTTTTCAGAAATATGAAAATTGGAACAGAGTACACATAGGAGATTCAAAAATGGAAAAAATAAATTGGTTAGAAAAAAGAAGTAATTAATGGCAATATCAAGTTCAGGCTCAGTATCATTTTCACAAATTCAATCTGAGTTTGGTGGGAGTAATCCTATTAGTTTAAGTGAGTATTATAGTGGAGGATTGCCTAATAATTTTAATAATACAGGTACTTCTACTGCATTTGCTCCAACAGTAAAAAGCACTACTACTACTTATTCATACACTTCAGGTAAAGCAACCCTTACTGCCACCAGATATTACGATGGGTTTTGCAATACTGCTCTCAATAGCTATATGACAAATACAACACAATCTATGGTTATTAATAAGTTTACAGGAGTTGATAAAACAGGAAATGCAGGAGCAATACCTTCATCTGGAGCTATACAAGCAAATCACTTTAGAGGAACAAGTTCAGGAACAAATACTCCACTTACTTGTTATGGAATGGTTTCTCAATATGATTCAGGAGGAGGGTTTTTTCCTGCTACTTTTCAAATGTGGTTTGCAGGTCATGTAGGAACTGCTTATAGTTATGGTACTACCTATAGTGGTAGTATTGGACTTCCTCTTACATCAATATATTGTGCTGCTGAGGGAAACTTTCCTGCAACCACTTTTTATAATGGAACGCAATCATCAAGTGGCGCAAGTCTAGGTATGATGGGCGTGACTCATACAACCAATCCTACTTTAGGAAATGTTACATTGGTGTTGTTTACATTATATTCACAACAAGGTACTGCACATAGTGGCGGTTTTTCTGGAACTTGGAGTATAACAGTCACACACTAATGAGCGTAGAATTAAATAGTGAAGATATTGTAGTTTACTTTAAAACACAAGAAGTAGGAGAAGTTGCATTTTGTTTTTGGAATGGTCATTCAATAGAAGTATTAAAAGAAAATAAAGAACTATCAGAGCTACAAGCAGAATTATTAGAACAAATAAACAATCGAGATTCGGAGTTAAAAACTGTAAAAGAAATAAATCCAGATATACCTAAGACAACTTCAAATGAAATATAATGACACAAAATATAATTTTTTCTTTTTCTCAAAACCCTGAGTACCCAGTTGTAAACTTAGATGATAATTTACAAATAAGTATTTTATTTGGTAATTATGGAGACCAAATAGGTAGATTAAGTATTGAAGAACAACCTCATTACGACAGTATAATTTATCATCCTGATTCTAATAAAATTCAAAAATCTTTAAATAATTATTTATTTATGAAAGGTAGCTTAGAAGTTTGTTATGAATGGAAAGATGAAGAAAATATAACTCAAGAGGTAATAGATAAGTTTTGGGAACTAGCAAAAAACAATCCTGATGATAACTATGCAACTAAATTTACTCAGAGCAATAGGTTAGGATACACCATAAATTATGGTGGATATATAACAGAATGGACTGAAAGGTCATCTGCTTGGGAGATAGCTACTGATAAAGCATACCTAAAAGCTTTAGAAGATAATACTGTTATAGTATGTGCTGTAGGTACTTCTTATGGTTGGAATTATAAAAACATTGATTTACCCTCACAACAAACAACTTCCTTTAATAAAGAGGGAGATACTTGTTATTTATTAACTGGAGATAATTGTGAGGTGACTGTAGGAGAAACGACACATACATTCTTTAAGTATGATTGTAAAAAACTTACAAGTTCTGAGTGTTTAATAAAAAATGTAAGTAATGAAACAACTAGAATAATAGCAATTTACAAATGATTAAACACTTTTTATTTTTAAAAACTTATTACAAAACAATAAAAAAAGACCATTCTAAAACAGATTTGAATTTAATTTTAACTATGGTAGATGAGTTAGATAAAAACTGTGATAGAAAAATATTTAACAAATTTAAAAAACACCCTTACGCAAAAACTTTTTTTAAGCAGAAAAATTTAAAAGAAGTGGTTATGCAAAAACAATATAAAAAAGGAACTCTAGGGTCAGAGTTAAAATTTTTTTGGGAAAATAATCAAGATGATTTGTTTCATAAAAATTTTAATTTATCTAAAACTAAAGGAAAAAAAAGAATAGCTTTTTTACAAGGTATGTTAAACGAACATGATTTAATACATTGTTTAAATAGATTAGATTCTACTCCTATTGCAGAGCTATCAGTATTAGCTTTTTCTATTGCAAAAGGTTTTCGTTGGAGTTTTTTTTATATTTGTTTGTCTAGTATATTTTTGTCCATTAGAAACTCTTTTGGCAAAAATGCAATACAAGGTCCTCTATGGTTTAAGATTAAATTTAATCCTGCAATAAGTATTTTTAGATTAATTTTAGAAGGTTATTTAAAAGGCAAACAAACTCCTTGGTTTATGACTGTTAATTGGCATGAACTTTTAGATAAACCTATAGAGGAAGTTAGACATACTTTAGGTATTAAAAAATTTACTGCATGGGAAGAAATAAAACCAGAGTGGTATAAACTTTTAAAATTTTATAAAACAAAAGGAGTATAAGTAATTAAATGTTTGGATTAAGTGCATTTGCACAAGCACCTTTTGCATCTTTAGGAACACAAGCTGGTCCAGATATGATAGTAAATGTTGCAACTAATGTAGGAGTAATGTCTGCAGGAACAGTTGTAGTAAGTGCAGGTGGAACAACAAATACTTCTGGACTAGAGGCAACAACTGCATTAGGAACTACATCATTTGCAGCAACTACAACACCACCTATAACAGGAGTTTCAGCAATAGGTGCTGTTGGTAATTTACAAAATACTGCAGGTGCAGTTGTAAGCGTATCAAATAATTTAGGAACAACAGCAGTAGGAAACGCAGTAGTATTTGGTGGTGCAGTTCAAGGAGTTTCTTCTGATGCCAAAGTATCTGCACTAGGAGATGAAACAATAACTGCTGATTGTAATGTGACTGCAGCACAAATAGGAAGTGTATCTGCTACCACAGCTTTAGGTAATGAATCTTTAATTACAGAAAACAATATAGTACCTACAGGTGTATCAGCAACATCTGCATTAGGAAGTGAAACAGTAATAGCTAAAGCAGTTGTAGAAGTTAGCGGTGTTGCAGCTTCGGGTGCAATAGGTAATGTAAGAATTTGGAGTAGAGTTGATGATGACCAAAGTTCAAACTTTACACCAGTTAGTGATTCACAAACTCCTTCTTGGAGTACAGTAAATGATTCTCAAAGTCCAGATTGGAATGAGGTCGCATAATCAAAGAGGTAAATTATGCCAAGTTATGATAACGATTTAGTATTAACCGAACTAGCTACTGGTGAAGGTAGTGGTACATGGGGTGATACTACTAATGTAAATTTAGAGTTGATAGGAGAAGCTTTCTCTTATGGCACAGGTGCAACTTTTGGAAGTGATGCTGACCAAACTGTCACAGTAAATCAAGCTTCGCACTTATATAGAAGAATGTTTATCTTAGTCACTTCTACTCCTTCATTAAGTGCAACAAGAACCTTAACTATAAATCCAACTACGATTTCTAAAATGATGTTGATTAGAAATGGAACATCAGGAAATCAATCAATAATAATTAAACAAGGCTCAGGTGCAACAGTCACTATTCCAAATGGTATGACAAAAATGGTTATACTTGATGGAGCAGGTTCTGGTGCTGCAGTTATAGATTGTTTAGATTATGTAAGTTTATCTTCTAACGCAACTATAGGCGGAGTCACTCCTATTAGTGCAGACAGTACCACAACATTTCTTAATAAAACTTTTGATGCAGATGGAACAGGTAATAGCTTAACTAATATAGATGATTCTAATATAAAGTCTGGAGCAGATATAGATGCTGCAAAAATTGCAGATGGAACTATTAGTAATGCTGAGTTTTTACATTTGAATGGAGTATCTTCTAATATTCAATCTCAACTAGACTCAAAAGGAGATATTACAGCAG